CTGACGGCGACAACCCTTCAGGTAACTGCAACGACCATAACCTGGCAGAACTGACTGATGGCCGCCTTCCCTGCCATCGAGCCGCTGAACCGCAGCTACGGGCTGGGGGCGCACCCGATGGCGGTGGCAGGGTTCAGCAGTTCCGACGAGGTGCGGTTTTTGCAGAGCGCCACGTCGTCAAGCGTGCCGTTGTCGCTGGAGTTTGTGGCGCTCACCACCAGCGAAGCCGCGGAGATCCACGACCACTACCTAGGGCAAAGGCAGCACCAGCCCTTCACCATCACAGCGGCCCTGTGGCGCACACATTCCAGCCAGTTCAACGCTGTGCCGGCCGCCAGCATTTGGCGCTATGCAGGCCCGCCCCAGGAATCACCACGGTCTGGCGGACTGGTTGACGTGACCGTCTCGCTGGTGTCGGCCTTTGCCCCGGAAGCGGCACAAATCTTCAACGGCGGAACATTCACGCAAGCGCCAGACCTGAGCGCTGGCGCAATCGATGGGTATGCATTTGTGAACGGTGGCACATTTGCGCAAGCGCCAAGCTTTGCCCCTGGCGCATTTGCTCAAAGTGGTGGCACGTTTGCGCAAGCGCCAAGTCTTAGCCCCGGCACATTTACTGAGCAAGGACAGGGCGCGATGCTTGCCTTTACTGGTGGAACATCGCTGGCCTGGGATAACGACAACGTTTATGCCTACGGGTTCAGCTTTACGCTTGCATCAGCCAAGCAGATTGCGGCAGTTGGCTTCTACGACGCTGGCGGCAACGGCCTTGCCTATTCGTTTGCCGTTTCACTTGTCAGTGGCTGGGGGAGTTCTGTTACCACTGCCACATTCCCTTTTATCACGACAGACAACCTTTACAGCGTGATCGTCCCTAGCGGCACCGCCGCTGCATTGGATGGAGTTTGGCGCAAGGTCACGATTGGCAACGGGGCAACACTCGCCGCGGGAACCTATGCCGTCGTCGCTACAGTTGACTCGGGGAGCGGAACCTTTGACGCGATGATCAAAAATGCAAGCACTGTTACACCATTGCCGGGTGTCACAATCAATGGGCCGTTTGGGTATGACTTTAACGACGACGTGATCAGCACAAGTGGCGACACAAGCGGCTATTTTGGCCCGGTGCTGTTCTTCTGATCCAAACCGGGAAAACTGCAGTAGATCAAGTGATCCGCCATGCCTGCGATGACCCAGACCCCGTATGAAGCGGGGCGCATGTTCGCCAATGACTACGCCGGCAAGCGTGCCCGGCTGTGCCTGGCCAACAACACCGGATCGCTGGGGCTGACCAGTACCACGTCGCAGTGGGATGCGGCCGAGATCAGCGGCAACGGCTATGCGCGGGTCGAATGGACGATCCCCTCGGGCAGCTACAACAGCTCCACCGAGCGCTTTGAGGTGGCCGCCCAGGCTGCCGCCTTCACGGCCTCCTCGGGCGGCAGCGGGCTGAGCTGGAACACGGCCTATCTGGTGATCGGCACCATCTCTGGCGGGGTCACAACCTGGAACACTGGGGTGAGCTACATCCTGGTGGAATCGCCCACCGTGGCGCTGAGCCCAGGCGAGCCGAGAACCTACAACACGACCATCTTCACTGACGGATTCCTGGTGGCGAGCTAATGGCCGGTAGGGTCAACCTGAATGTGCCGCCGCGGCTGATTGAATCGGCCAGGGCGGCGCAGTACGCCAATCGAGAGGTGCAGAGCGCAGCGGAGCAGGCGCGGCGACTGCGCGGCAGGGTTCAGCAGCGGCAGGAGGCAGCGAGGCGAGCGCAGCCCCAGGCGCAGACGGCAGACGGGCGAGGCGGGGTCTTTGACGCTCCAGCGATCAAGCGGGCCCCGAGGATCTGGAGGAAGCGGCGGCCGTTGACCGGATACAAATTCGGCGCGGCGTATTTAGTCAATTATCCGCAAGCAGATTACAGGCGGCATGTGTTTCGTATTTATGCCCCAAACGGAACCGCCTACGCCAGCGTCAACTCGTCACACGAGAATCTTGTTCCGACACCTTCGGGCAATCACCTTGATTTTTATTTGGAGCCCGGTGCATTTAATTACGATAACAATACAATGTTTTATCAGTTTTCGGTTACTGGGTGGCTTCCAGGCAGTTTAGTCCCTTCGTCTGTTTATCAAGCACAGGCCACCAACTGGACAATTCTTCCAGCAGGAAACGGCAGTGTTGTTTTTATCTTTTCTCATTACACCGCATGGACTGACTTTTACTTTACACCAATAGTGGTCAACAATCAATCAGCAGAAGATGCAACTCTGGGTGTCAACAGTAGCGATCTTGCGCTAACGCAAAAAGCCTTTCTTGTGTCCAGCAACGCTGTCAAGGAAATAGCGTTAGGAGCGGGATTTAGGGCTTTTACTGAGGGCGCCTTGCTGCCAATAGTGTGGCATGAATGGGACACGTACAACAAGGGCCCCCTGCCGTCAACGGGCGCCATTAAGTTTTCGGGTAGACTGCGATTACCCGAAGCTAGTCTTTTGGGCAGGACTTTGGCTGTTGCTCCGTGTCCAGGCGGCAAGCCATTTGCAGGTGGCTACGGAGGTAAAACATTTGAGCCTTACGATCGGGCGCGTGATTACTACACTACGGTTAGATTTGGCGATTTAGACTCTGGGGGTATTGCCCCCCTGTACGGCTTCGGTCCCGGCATTTATAGCTACTTGGCAAACCCTACCGCAGCCAATGCAGCCGTTGACGCAGCAGGCATAGGACCATGGGCGAAGCAGGCTGCAGCCGAACAATTTATTGGGGACAACTTGTTGCCCAATGGCAGCCTTGCCGACTCGTCAATCAATCCCAAGCGATCCCTGCTTTACACCGGCGCCTTCCCGCCCGTTGGCCGAACCTATGGCACTATGTCTCAATTTAACGATGTTTTCCCAAGCACTCCTCCATTGACTTACAACCGAGCACCTGATCTTCTTAGGTACAATTTAATCCCTAATAGTGGAGCGGAGGACTCGCTCTGGGAAACTCAGGACGAGGAAGCGGAAGACAGCGTTCTGTATCGCACACCTTTTTCAGGCGGATTTGCACGCCCAGACCTTAGGTCGCCCCCTGGCTTTGATAGCGGCACTTACACCACCCCCATCCTGTTCTGGGACTGGGACAACCCCGATTACTGCCGCCGCCAACTTCTGAGCCTAGGTTTCAGCGAGGCTGATCTGACGCCATGACCAGCGCCCCCACCCCGCCCCTGATCCAGACCGCCCAGCTCGTGGCACTGGCCAACCGGCAGCGGCTGCTGCAGCGCCAGGCAGAGGAGCGGGCCATCGCCAAGGCCGTGGCGCAGGCCCTGAAGGGCTGAGGTAGCAAACCGGGAAAACTGCGGGGCAACTTGCACCGGCGGAGCGATTCCCCGGCAACGCATGAAACGGACCCTGATTGATCAGCTCCTCGGGACTGCTGGCGAATGGCTGCGGCCATGGCCCACCGTGGACCCCGACCCCGCAGGCGCGGGTGATGGCGGCGGCGGCACCTCCACCGAGGAAGTAGACGCGGATGATCCGAGCCTGGGAGAGGCAGGACAAAAGGCCCTACGGCAGGAGCGCGAGACCCGCAAGGCGCTGGAGCGCCGGCTGGCGCAGATGGAGACGCAGCTCGCCACCGTCAAAGACTTGTCGCCCGACGCCTACCGGCAAGCCCAGGAGAAGGCGATCGAGCTGGAGCGGCGCCTGGTGGAACGCGAGCAGCTCACCGCAGCCGAGCGGCAGCGGATTGAGGGCAAAGCACAGGAGGCCGTGCGGAAGGCCACAGCCACCGCCGAGGCGGAGAAGGCCCGCCGCATCGACCTCCAGGTGCGCACCCTCGCCCGCAGCGTGTTCAGCGCCGCCGATGGCCGCGATGGGGCCGATGCGTCCGGCCTGACCTTCTTCGATGCGTGGATGGAGTTCCAGGGCCGCCGGCACCTTCGGGTGGATGAGGTCACCGGGAAGCTCTACGTGGTGGACGGCGACGGCGACCGGATCAAGACCACCGAAGGGCAGGACGCGGACCCTGTGGCCTGGCTCAACCAGCAGGCCGACAACTCTCCGGTGGTGGGCACCTTCTTCCGCGCCAAGGGCGGCGAGGGCTCCGGCGGCCTGGTGGGCGCTCGCGGTGTTCGAGGTGTCCACGCCCGCTCCGTGGAGGCAGCCCGCGCCACCTCTGGCAGCGCGTTCCTGTCGGAGCACTACGGGAACTGAAGCGGGCCGGGAAAACTGCGGGTGATCCGATGGCGCGATGCCTGCGGATCACTCGCCACCGGCGCGATGCCAGGGCACTGACCACCACCAGCACGGACAACCACTGAGGCAAGGCGCGATGCCAAGCCGAGGCCCTGCCCCTGTCTGGATCTGCAACTTCCTTCAACCCTTCCGCATTTTCGACCCGTGGCAAGCACCACTCTTTGGGAGCAATTTGCGCTCCGCACTCAAGCCAACGCCTCCGGCCTGGAGCTTGGCGTTCGCGCCGTTCTCAACACCGGCGAGCTCGCCCCCGTGATCCCCTGGGTCAACACCGAGGGCGGGGCCTACGTCTACGCCATGGACGACGAGCTGCCCGATTCGCAGCCTCGTCTGTTTGATGAGGCCAACGACGACACCCAAGGCAGCACCGTCACCGAAGCCGAAGTCCTCAAGATTTACGGCAAGGACATCAAGACGGACTCCTCCAAGATCGCCCTGTTCGGTGCCAACGCCCACGCACGCCAGATCGAGGCCTCGGCCCGCGCTCTGCGCATGACGATTGAGCGTGATTTCGTTCGGGGTGATTCCAGCCAGTCCAACGGCCGACAGATGGATGGCCTTCGCAAGAAGATCACCGTTGGATCGTCCCAGGCCATCGCCAACCACGCCTCTGGCGCTGGCTTGAGCTTTGCCGCCCTGGACGACCTGATCGATGCTGTGGACGGCCCCAACAGCATGAAGCGGTTGGTGATGGGCAAGAAAATGGCCCTGCGGTTCAATGCTGCCTCCCGCGCCACTGGCGTTTCCGGCACCGTTGATTTCAAGCTCAACGAGCTCGGCCGTTCGGTCATGTTCTACGGCGATGTGGAGATCATCCGCACCGACGTGGACAGCAAGAACGTCGCGATCCAAGGCTTTGACGAAGGCTCCAGCTCCAACACGACCAGCATTTATTGCGTGTCAATGGGCGAGGGCCTCGTGTCCGGTGTTCAGGGCCCGTCCCTGACCGCTGATGGCACCGTTCAGCCCGGCCTGACGATCTACGACGTGGGCGAGAGCACCACCACCCCAACCCGGATCACCCGGATCTCCTGGCATGCCGCCATGGTGATTGAGAACAAGCGGGCCGCCGCTCGCCTTTACAACATCACCAACGCCGCGATCACTGCCTGATTCGTTCACTCCTGCCCTTCATTCCCCTTTTAACCCATGCCTAAGGCAACTGGCCTTGCAGCCCGCAAGGCATTCTTCATCGATCGCGATTCCGTCCTCCTCGGCGCCGTGCGTGCTGGCGAGGGGGTCGCGGCCGAAACCCGCACCGGGGCCGCCCGGCTCCTGCCGTTCAAGCTCAACACCTGCGATTTTTTCAAGATCGTGGCCGTGGGCGCCCTCAGCAATGCTGCTGGCGGCTACCACATTGAGGTGGCCCACGTGGCTGCCGGCGGTGTTGTCGGCGATGCCAACCCGTCCGGTTATTCCCGGATCGGCAGCATCGTGTTCAGCGGCACCGATCAAACTGAGGTCGGCTTCTCCGGCGCTCAGATTGAGGCCATCGTGAAAGCCGCGGCTTCTCCCTCGATCACCGGCGATGTTCGCGTGGTGGCCCTGCGGCTTGTCGCTGGCCCCGGCGGTGCCGGCAACCTGGCGGCCCCCGCCAATGCCACCGGCGCCACGATCCACGTTCAGCGCGGCTGATCGCTCTGCTGTGTCCTGGGGGAGGCTTCGGCCTCCCCTTTCCCATTGGAACCCAACCCATGGCCCATTTGGCGCTTTACAGCTTCTCGCCCGGCATGACGCCGGAGCAGCAGCAGGCCCTGATCAGCGGCGAGCGGCAACCCGAGGAGGTCGCCGAGCCCTTGGCTGCCCAACCCGAGGAGGAGGCGGCTCCGGCTGACGCCCCAGCAGAGGCGGCACCGGCCAAACCGCGGCGCAGGGCCCGCACCGATCGCGGCGCTTTTCGTGGCGACGACCCGGCCACGCCCGAGGTGAACGAGGCCTACGAGCCTGACCGGGAAAACTGACGGCAGAGAGGTTGACCGATGGCCTGGGTTGAAGGCGAAGCCGTAAAGCTGGAGCAAGGGCTCGATGGCTTGGTCACGTTTGAGCTGTTTGCAAACACCGCCCTAACTCAACCTTGGCCGTTTCCATCGTGGGACGTTAATGCGGTGCTG